TGACATAGCAGTTTTTCTATTTGTCCCACCTGCACCATTATCTACAATTAATAAATCAGCATCTGCTAAATCTTCACCAATATCTGTTCCACCATCAATATTAATAGTTGTAATGTCACCATCGTATCCACCGATATATGATTTTAATTGTGATGCAGTAATTCTTTTTTCTGTTCCAGCATCTGAGATCGCAAGTAAGTCACCATCAACGATAGTGATACCTGTTCCGTCTGTCATTCCGTCAATATTAAGGACTGCTTCTACATTTCCAAACTCTAACGCACTAGCACCAGAGTTTACTTTTAATACCTGACCTGCTGATCCAATAGATAAAGAAGCTCCTAGACCTCCATGTGTTAATGCTACAAACTCGCCTGATTGAAACTCAGCAAGACCTGTTGCATTATTACTGCCATCGAATACTGTTCTTATTGGTGTTTTTGCGCTCATACTACTATTTATCCTTAAAACTCAAATAATTGAGTTGCATTTGTTGCTGACAAACTATCCCCATTTGATTTTGTAAAAGTGTCTTTATATACTAAAGTTCTACCACTAGACCCTTTAAATGTTAATTTTTTTGCAGGTGTTGATAATCCACCCGCAGCTGTAAATAACGGAACCAATCTTACTGGTGCTCCCTCTTCATTTGTTATTGCAAGAAAATTATCATCTGCATCTGTAAGACGATCTTGACTTGCTTTAATTTTTGCATCACCTAAAAATATTGTGTTACCAGATAAATGTAATTCTGCCCACTTTTTAGATGATGAACCTAAGTCTCTAGTATTATTCGCATCAGGCACAATATCTTGATCTACTGCTGATAAATCTACACCACCAGAAGAAGATACACTATGAATAGTATCACCTATTCTAATATGTAAAGTGTTAGCACTAGTGTTATGTGCTATTTCACCGTTCTCTAAATCTGAAGTTGAGGGTGTTCCGTTTACTTGTTTTAATTTAATTTTTAATGCCATTAATTACCATCCACTTGATCTGTAAATTCTAGTTTACCCGATGTTGAGTTATATACCAAAAATTTTCCATTACCAAGTGATGATGTATCAATGTCGTCCAAGTCAAGAAGGTTCACAGCACCACCACCGCCAATAGTTGACATTTGATGCGTGACCAGTTTTCTAAAGTGATTAAATTGTTCTTTTAATTGTGTTAATTCATTTCTTTCTTTTTGCTCAGGCATATACTGTTTCATTTTCTGAGCAAGTTCTCTTTGATTTATTGTTTCTTCAAATTTGTCTAATCTATTAAAGAAAGTTTTTAGTACATCAATTCTTTGTATGTTTGCTTGTTCATTTATCATTGGTGGTTGTACAACTTGTCTTTCTCTTTCAACTTCTTTATTTGCTTTATCTAAAATATCTTTTGTATCCCCACCATCAAATATTATTGGTTGAGTGGGGTCACCTACTATCCAACCATCAGATTTATCTTTCTTTGGGTCTACCTGAGTTGGATAATGAGTATAATCTTCTTTGTTCATTTCTTTAGTTTTCTTTTTCATCTTTTCGATGAATGATCTATATACAGCTGCCTCTGCTTTTTTACCCATTACTTTTGCTCTTTGTTCCATTGCAATAGCAGCTTGAATTTTATGTGCATGTGTTTTACTAGAGTTTTCTATTTTACTAACACTTGCTTTTGCAGTTTCAACATCTTTAAATCCTAGACCTTGTATAGTTCCTTTTGGATTTTCATCTGTGTATAAATCAGAGTGTTTATCTGAACCTGCAGGTTGACCTTTCTTTCTAGGTATTCTAGGTGCTTCATTTAAATAATCACCATAGTTATCTTTGTTCATAACTAGAAACATTTTTTCTGCAAGTAAATTACCAGCAACATAATCTGCTAGATAATGAAATCCTGCTTTTACTCTTCCCATACCACATTCTTTTGCAGCTTCTATAAGACCTTCTTCATGCTCTGGAAACTTAGCAGATACATATAAACCAACTAACATTGATTGACACGCATGACCACTAGGATATGCAGGTGTATTACTAGTTGTACTAGACATTGGTTTAATAGATGGGTCAATTCTGTGTGGTCTAGCAACATTAAACATTTCTTTAAAATATTTTATTGTTGGTTTTGCTTGACTAACAATATCATTCATTTCATTATCGTGAAATTTTAATCCATGTTTTTTACAATACATATCTATTGCATAGAAAGCATGTTCATCATGATCACGAATTGATTGTTCATCGTCTGAAGTTCTATTTGCAATAATAGTTTTTAACTTGTCTGCTTCTTTTTCTAAGTCTGCAGGTGGATTGGGTAATGTAATTCGTTCATATAATTTTTTTGGAAAAAACTCAAACTCTTCAGAAACCTTAGGGGCTTCAATAATAGGCGATATAGATTTTGCCTCAGAAATTATAGCAAAGAAATCCCCAAGAGATTTACTAACATCTATCTTAGGTGTTAATCTTTTCTCTTTTTCTTCCTTGATCTTTTGAACCTTTGACGATTCAGCAGATACAAGAGACATGAATTGACTTAGTTCTTCCACTGCTTAACCTTTCATTAAGTCTGATACAGATTTTGTACTCCAAAATTTACATGACCAATATCTTGCTTTATACTTAGGACCTGGGTTGTCACAGTTATGTCTTGCTCTAAAGCTCTTTCTTCTTTCTGGGTCATCCCTTTTAATGTCCATATTTGGGTCACCAAATTCTACTTTGACAACATTACCTTTATCGTTTTTTACATATACTTTTGTTTTCTTAACATCGCCTGGCATAGGATTATTAAGTTTTACTTTTCTACCTTGATACTCAGCGTCTTCTTCTATTTCACCCCAAGCATTAACTTCTTGATATTGTTTAAAAGATAATTGTTCACCTTTTGCTCTTTTTATTGCATCGGCTGAAGGTGCTCCCTTGTCACCTTTGTTTCTCATCTTCTCACCAGAACCTTGTTTAATTCTTTGTCTTTTCTTATGAATGTTTGCCCATAGACTTTCATCTACTGTTTCTTCTTCGCAAGGTTCACAACAAGACGCACCAATCTTTTCTAACATTGCATCATGAGTTTCATTTAGTTTCCACCACCAATCATCATCATGTCTCATTGCATATTCAAATCTAGTGTCTTCAGAAACAAACCATTCATCAATATTTTCTTTATTAATTTTTTTCTTTTCGCCTGGTGTAATATCTCTTGCGTGATCAGCATATTCATTTGGATATGAGTATGATTCACCTTTAACTTTTTTTGCTAAGTCTTTATCTGCTCCACCCCAAGTTCCACTTGATTTAGTAATGAAAGAGTTTACTCTAGCAAACGCCCACTGTTGTGGTGTTGTACCAGGTCTATGTCCTGTTTTCCATGCGGCCATTCCTCTGTCATATACTTTTTTCAAAACACTATAAGGCATACCTGACTTATCTGCTTTCTTAACTAGTCCGTCAATCTTTTCGTTTAATTTATCTACTGATTCTTTACCAAACATCTGTTGATACTTTTTAGTATGTACAGATGGTTTAGTTTTTCCACCTGCATCGCCAGGTGCTGGTTTATAATTTTTATCCATATCGTCATTCTTCTTTCCATATTTTGCAAAGTGTCTTGCCCTTGCTTGTTTTGTGGCTTTAGACATCTTGTCACCTTCGGCATCTTTTGCATAATACTTCGCAGGTTGTGTACCTTCTCTATCTTTAATGTCTTTATCTTGTTTTACTTTATCTTCGTTAATATCGTTTAACCATGCTTTGTGTACTTTGTTTGTTTCATCTTTGAATGCAACATAATTAGTACCTCTTTGAATAATTTTACCTTGTACATTGTTTGCTTCAACAATATCACCTATGTTCCATATTTTACCTGTTAGATAAGCGTCTCTTAATGATTCATAATCATTCATGATACCCATATCTTTTTCTTCACGAATGCCCATATGTTTTCTAACATCCCTGTATAATTTTCTTGCGTCTCTAAAACCTTTTGGTACTCCACTTTCAAATTCTTGTACTTTACCATCAACTGCAGCTTGTCTCATTTTACTTGCAGACATACCTGATACATCATCTGCATCTGGGTCTCTATCTCCAGCAGATACTACTTTAATTTTTTTAAAGTTATAGAACCCATGTCTTTTACCTGACACACCATTATATGTTGTTAGTAATCTTTCAAACTCTTTAACTCTATCACTACCTACAACCATAGTTAATTCTGTATAACCTTGATCGTATAATGATACTGCAATATTCATAGCAGTAATTGCTTTCTTATCTGCAACTATATTTCTTGCATGTCTAGAAAACATTTTTCTCATGTATGCTACTTTTAGTGAATGAGGTAATGGGTCTTTATTTTGATTTTGTGTGTATGACGGAAAAATCTTATAGTCATTACTACCTGCAACTGACTTTACTTTATTAATAAGTTTTTCATGACCAGTAGTTGGTGGATTGAATCTACCAAATGTAAATACAACTTCGCCTTTTCCTGGTGCCTCGTAGAGACTAAATTTTTCCAATTTTCTCATCTGCTTTATTTGCCTTTGCGGCTCTTGCCTTTTTAACTTTTAATATTTCGTTTCTTCTTACATTCTTAACTGCTCGTTGTGCAATCTTACCAATGATCGCACCAAATCTTGATGCAATTCTTTGATCAACTTTAATTTTCATTTGTGGGGACATGTCTTTATAATTAGGATAGTATTTGTTTACTATCTTTTTCTTGGCAAGTTTTCTTGCTTTCATTTGGATTTTTTCTGGTGATGCAATTCTTAACATCGATCTAGCTTTCTTTGCTTTGAATGCTGATGATTTGGCAAGTATTCTCATCTTTCTTGCCATCTTTCTTCTTTGCATCATGTTAACAACTCTAATCTCTTTTAGATCGTTTGTTAATTCTTTAAATGTTTTCATTTGTCCCATTACTTATCCCAACTTTTTATTGCCGTGAAGTTATTAAATGAAAACTCCATTCGGTCTACTAGTTTTACTGCATTACCCGATACTCTGTCAATTGCGACATAACCTTCTGGGTTAGTCACTTTAAATCCATTACTAGTCTTAATAAATGTGTCAGTTAATTGCTTAACATTATTTAGTTTTCTTACAATCTGCATCTTAGCATCTATAATCAAGTTTTGAAACTTCGCAACATTAGTAAGATTATTAGTGTGTTTTCTGAGTTCTATATTATATTGTTTCTGTATATTTTTGTATTTCTGTTTTGCATTAGGGGTCTTAACTTTATCTATTTGTTTCTGTATATTATCTTCTACATGTTTTAAATATCCGTTTGCATGTTGTTTAGGATTAGTAATCTTTTGTCCTTTTCTTACTTTAGAATTATTGTATGTCTTGTAAGATGCACCAACCATTGCCCCTGTCATACTCTCTTGTAATTTCATAAATTTTCTTAACATAGGACCATTGATTGATTTAAATGTTCTTCCTGTATCTGATAGTATCTTTGTAATTGCGTCTGTTTCTTTTTGTGTAAATGTTGATTTACCAGACACATCTTTATATGTTGCATCATCCATCCAAACCGAGTTTGATTTAGTTAGTGATTTTACATCAGCACCAAAAGATGCTTTCATGTCTTCTAATTTTGAACCAGTGTATGTTGTATGCCATACTACTCCAACTTTTGCTTTCTTTATTTGTTGACCAATATCAGAATCAACAGCAACAGCATAAACGATAGTATTTGGTTGGAAAGTATAATAGTTCTCACCATCGATCTTACCTGTTCCAAGATCATCTGTAAACATAAGGTCACCTTGAAGTACACCTTTAATTCCAAGTTTACTAAACTCTTTAAGAGCAATTTTAAATTTTGAATTAAGTTGACCAGATAAATCATCATCAATCTCCTTTTCAGTTTTATATAATTTTGGACTTTTATTAAATACACTTTTCTTTGCAACAAAAAACTTACCATCCTCTGGGTCAATACCTGCAAAGATAGCAGGAGCGCCATCCCATTTTACAGTCATGTTTACAGACGATCTAGCAGAACCTGCTAACATATCTCTTAAACTTCTTAAAAAGTTTATTGATGCTCGTCCACCCTCTGAACCATAATCTAAAATTTGATCTTCAATGTGTTCCATGTGTAGATTTTTTGATGCTGCTTGTTCTTCTAAAAATTTCTTCATTTTGCCAATCCGTTATATTTAACTGCAAGAGAAAACTGACCTAACTTTTTAACTCCAGCATGACCTGATTTATTTGTTCTTATTGACATGTTCATAGTTAAACTATCTTTACCAGATTTTAATTCTATGTGCCATGTTTGTTTTGATGTTCTACTTTTATATGCTTTTACAAACTGAACCTGTGGTAAGAATACACCTAAGGCATCTTTATCAGTGACCTCTGCATAATCAGTACCTGATGCTTTAATAACCATTGTAGGAACATCTGGTGCGTCTCTTAAAATTTCTGTTTTAATATATTGAAGAGTATTTTTTTTATTACTATTGAAAAGATTAATAATAGCTGTTCTCATTATTTCAAGATATGTATTATAGTCTAATTCATATTGTTTATTATTTTTTTTATCATAATTTCTTAAAACTTGCTGTGTTTTTCTATTTCGCATAAAGTCTCTTTCCTGTGGCATTCCTTTAATTCTGCCCCATACTTCTTTATACACTCTAGAATAAGTTTGTGCAAGTTTTCTTTCTTGTTTAAATGTTTTAAAAATAGGATTAACATAAGTGTTTAGTTGTGGTTCAGATGTTTTTTTTCCACCTGCTTTTAAACTAACACCTAAAATTTTATTATCTCTATATACTAAAAAAATATCACCAGGGTGTTTACTTGGAACACCAAATGGTTTTGTTCTATATCCCCAATATACTTGAGCAATAGGTTTATCTTTATTTTGATCTGTTAAATATTTGTGAATTGCAATTGCATTATTCATCTTATCAACAAACTTAGATGATGTATCTGCTTTATTGATTGTTTCTTTTGCAGCCGTTTGATCATTTGCACCAACACAACCAAGTTTTGTAATATCAACATCTATTAAAAATTGATGAAAAGATTCTGCGTCTTTTGGTTTAAAGTTTTTTTCAAATGCAATACAAGGAAATAATTCTGTGATAGATGCATTAAGAGTTGTTTCTGCCATACCACCTGATTCAGGTTTAACAAATATTCTAAATGGTCTACCTTCGAATGTACCATCGATAGGGTCTACTGAAGAATTAGATGTTGCTAGATTAGCAGTGACACCTGCTTGTCTAAGATTACGCAAGATTTCGTCTCTGTCCGTTTCTCTGTCTTTTGAACGAACAATA